GCGGCGGCGGCGGCAGTAGTTGCAGCAGTTTGTGCAGAAACCTGTGCGTTACCGGATTTATTATAAGCATCTACCTGTGCAGGTGTCGCAACAGTACCAGCAACAGGAGGAGAAAAAGGCAAACCGGTTGTATCGTCAGTAAATGATGGAACATAGGAGGGGTCCTTCATCATTTTATCAATTTCATCCTGATAAGTAGGTTGAACATTTTGTGGAGAAGATACAGGGTCAGTTACCGCAAGACCCTTTCCTAGTTGTGAACCAGTTATAGGTCCAAAAGTATGAGGCGCAGCTGGAGTGTTTGCAGAGAAAGATTTTACATCATAGTAATGCCCTCCAGAGTCCCATTGGGCGTTCTGCTTATAGTATGTGCCCGTAATACCACCACCTTGAGCAGCTTCGCTGTGACTAAGCGGCAAGGGGCCAAGGCCACCATATACATGAGTGTTTACAGATACGGCAGAAAGCTGAAAATATCGAGGTGCTCCGGTAACAGGGTCGTTTGTCCCTTGAAAATATCTATGAGGATTCATGTCAAGTGTGTCGTATGTCATTTGACTAACAAAATCCACATTATCAATGACAGTTTTTATATTCGGATACTGAGATGGATTTGCATTTGCTATTTCTACGATTTTATCTCTTGGTATGGTTGCCGTAATACTTTTTGTCTTATTAACCGGTGGTGTTGCTGTTAAGTCTATCCATTGCGCTTCGGATTTTCTAGTTACATTGCCTGCGTTATCGGCTTTATGAGAATCGGTTGCTTTGGGTTTCATGTAATAGTACAAACCGGCAGCGCCCCATCCAAAAAAAGATGTACTTGCTACAATGGCTGGCCCGAGTTCAGAATATGCAATCGCACCAATTACGTAAGCTAGAGGGGCGAATGCATAGACCGGTGTTGACACTGTTAAATACAAACATATACCAATTATTGTTGAATATATTTTTTTCATGCATTGCCCCTTTTGCGATAATGTTATTCATCATCATCAATGTTTTCTGATTCACACGCCGGACATTCCACATACTCTTCAACCAATTCATAGTAACGAAGAGAATGCTCTTTCTCAAATTCGTGACAACAATCAAAACATACATAATGATACATACTTGCTCCTCTCACATTATTTTGATTTTTTTTGTTTTCCTATAAAATAGGAAAAAGGCGTAGTCCTTTGCGATGAGTGGGAACGCAAGAGGGCCACGCCTTTTTCACATGTTGCTACTTAGTAAAGCGGCGGAAAAGCTTGTAACCAACGGTGATGGCAAGCAGCGTACCGGCGATCGGCATAGCGGAAGCAATGGTTGGCGAAAGTTCAGCGGTAATTGCAGTGCCCATGGCAGTGTAATCAACAACGGGTGTTGCATGTGCAGAGGTGGCAATCGCAGTACCAATTGCGGTACCAAATCCTACTACGGCATTCTTGTTATTGTTGGCAACTTCTTTGAAGGAACGATAGAAACTTTTTACACGGTTCATTGGATGTTCTCCTTTTTCGAGTTTTTTTGGTCGTAGTTTCGCTACGCCTTTTCCACTTTTAATTGTGCCATTAAGACACAAACTTTTTAAATGTCAAATATACACGGTTCAAACCCCACGTCATGAACCATACGGTCATGCCCACGCCAAAAAACTTTACGATTTCAAGAGTTGTCATGACATTATCCTTTCCATGTTACTGAAAATATGAGAGCACATGTCAATCCGATAAGAGCTTCTGTACCAAGGTTTATTGCGTCTACTAAGGTCTGTAGTTGTGTTGCATCCATTCTTTACCCCTTCCATACGAAAGCAAATATCAAAGATGAAACCATGCCTGCAATTGCCGTACACCTATATAAAACAGCTTCGACAAGCGGGGTTGTGTCTACTGATGTTAAAATAGGTGACACGGTAAATGATATAGTCAGTGCAGGCATCCCCGGAGGTACGATATGATTGAAAGAGGTGGAATTTACAACCTCGCCATTTAAGGCAACACTATCAACCTTAAATCCGGTATTGGGCACAACTTCAATGTGTATTGACTCGCCCTGTTGAGCAGAACCGCCTAATGTGTAGTTGCGATCAATCCATGCTTCAATGCCAGAACAGTACGTATCGCTATGCCATTCACCTGTATCTTCATCAAACCAGTCGTTTGTTGACCATTCGGAGCATGAATAATCATCAAAGTCATTTGATATTACTGTTGCAATTGCATGAGTATCTTGGTTTACTACTATATTTATCGGCGTCTCGTGGCATATAACCTGAACACCGCTTGAATTTATAGGAAGGTTGAAAGAAACAGACGCGGGCCATACTACAAGTTCGTCAGATGTGTAATAATGCCAATTGTTAGATAAGTCTAGGTAAGCGTATGCAATATTTATTATTTCATCATAATATTGTGGCGCTACAGTTACTGGGTGCCCTTCATTTACTGATACAATCGGTGAAGTGCTGCCATTTACTGAACAGCCGTAGTTTGAAACATTGACAAAGGCAAAGGCGCTAGAAGCCAAAGCTACAGAAAACAATACGACTAATAGCGCCTTTTCCATGCTATTTCGACGCGAAACAGAATTCGTTACAATCAACCACAACCATATCGCCAACCTTCTGAGGAAGGGAGGCAAGGTCTTTGGCGAATATCTTTACTACAGATTTTTCGCCGCTGAAATCCGAAACCACGCACTGCCTGATGAACCCTTTTGCCGACTGGACAACGGAACCCAGCAAATCTTCAACCTTGATCTTGTTTTTCATCTTTTTCTCCTTTTGTTGTTTTATCCTACATTGTAGGATTTTTAAGCTCGTGCAACTCGTCAATTACTTTTATATGCTTGTCCTTCAATGTTGCGTCAGCCATGATACTCGAAAGGAATTCATGGTAATCTACCATTCCAATCTCAAGAGTTTTTAAGCTTGAAGCACAGTTCTTTACATGTTTCATGACGCTGCATGTTGTTGCTTTTGTGCGAGGCCCAACATCAAGTGATACAGGAACCGCATAATTGGTTATTTCAGCCCACTTTTCGTTCATGGGCATTTTATGTCGGTTTGTATCTGCAACATCAACTTTTTCGCTTGTGAGCCTTATCTGCTTATTAAGCAGAGAAAAATACATGGTTGAAAAACTGTCAGGGTTTTCTTTAAGTTTCAAAGCAAAAGCGGTTGAAGACTTGCCCCGAAGCTGTATCTCATAGCGCACCCAATCGATATTCTTTTTTGATTCCGCGCCCTTATCGTAAATCCTGACCATTCTTTCGGAGGCTTTACTTCCAATATAGATTGTATGTCCTTGTTCTGGCAGAAGCCCCTTATATTCACGAATGTCATGGGAGACGGAGAAATAATAACCTTGCCGAAGAAACCCCCATATTTCCGAACAAGCAAAACCACTGTTTACGCAATCCATTGCAATGTCAAGCCGCGTTATTGCATCCTCAGTGTCATACAATTTAAGAAGTTTATACAAACCAATGTCACAAGCAGAACCGGACAAATTAACATGAATATCCGGCCTATCTGGTGTAAAGGCTATTACTACACCATCCGAACTTGAAAAAGAAAAGGTGTAGCCGTTTCTACCTTTTTCTTGAACCTTTAAAGGATTTTCGAGATACTTAAAAAGTTCCAGAACATCTACTAATTGCCTTCTTGTCGTGAAACTCAGCCAGTCAACCTTGACGTATCTTTGCATGAATTCCTCCTTTTGGTTTTTTTTGTCCAGCAAGATGTCTAGAGCAGCTAGATTCCCTTACCACTTCGTATGTGAGCTCACCAGACAAATTTTATCCTATTTTGTAGGATTTTAGTGCTAATATCTTAATTAAAATGTTTTAAGTTTATTACCCCCGTGTTACTAGACGGGGGTAAAAGACCAAAAAAATAGAGGCGCTGATGTGTGCCTCTATATGTTGCGAACGCCACAAGTCCTACCCCTCCCCCTTAGCGCGGACTTTCAACGCCCCTAGCCTGTCTAAATGCTTGCTATGCAACAGGTAACATCATCAAGATGTGACGTGTATACCATAACCAGTTTCAACGAGTCAACAGGAAAATAATTATATTTTATTAATTAAAACAAACCAATGGGAAAACCGTTCCGTCGAGCCTGTAGTCTCGACTGCACCAAACGAAAGTCAAAAGATAAAGGCTGGTTGTTGAGGACACGATATGCGGCTTTCATGCCAATTGACAAGCTGTCCATCGCGTTAGAGTTTTTAAATTAAGCAACAATTAGATCAAAAGACTAGAGGCGGTTGTGTGTTGTCACAAGGCGTTAAGAGACATTAAAGATAAATAATCATATAAAATAGGAAATGTCGCATTATTTTGTTGACTCCTTTTTTGTGATTATGCTATATTATAGACAGATGGAGGCAACACACACCCCATAAGGAGGAGGCAACAAAATGAAGATAGTAATTTTTACAGTAGAGATCGAAACACCGGACGGAATCACGAACCAAAGATGTAAAGACTTACTCGCAGAACTGGAAGAAGTAGCAGCAAAAAAAGGTTACGATATGCATGACGCGTACTTTGAAAGGACAGAAGCATAAATTGTTTCACGTGAAACCCCAAAGACAGCGAAAACGCCATAAATGAGAGTAATGGCATAAAACAAAAAGGAGATATGGCAATGACAAAAAACAACGAAACAGGAATCAAAGGAACAAAAGAAGTAGCAAAAACGGTACCGGGCATGATTAACACGGCAGAAAGAACAATACTGAAAAAAGCTATAACTACAGGCTACGACACTGCCATGAAAGCAGCAACAATTTATGAAACTGCAATCAAAGAAGTGTATGCAGCACACGCAAAAGACAAGGAAATTAAAGAACCAACTGACATCAAAAAACTTATCCTAGCAGCAACACGGCAGATACTAGGAATAAAAAACGAAAAAGAAGACACAGAGAACGCCAGAAAATACAGAGCGTTCGCAAGATTCTGCAACCAGTCTTTTAACTGGAAAGACAACCGAAAAAAGACAGCAATCGAATTCAAGGAAGAAAAAGAGAAAAAACCAAGCGAAAAAAAAGGGGAGGAAAAACCAAAAGCTAACAAGGAAAAAATGACACTCGCAGAATTAAAAGAAGCGATAAGAAAAGGAGAACCATGGTTCCTTGATGAAATACTGAGCCTGTTTAAAATATCTTATCTGGTTGTCTACATAGAAAAGAAAAAAGCAGAACGAGCAGAAAAAGACAAAACGGTAAACGTAAAAGCAGAATAAAAATAAAATAGCCCCTCTATCGCAATCGGTGGAGGGGCTATTTTATTTCCAATATATATAGGAAATACTATGTATTTTAATGAAAAAATTTCGACCGGCTTCGCCGGTAGTTAAGTATATCAAATCTGTATTTCCTACATTATAGGATTTTGCAACCGGGGCATAAAATCTTTCCTTGACCGGTTCGAGTCATTAAATGATTGTCCCAATGTGGCCCATGTAAAGTGGAAGACTTCAAACGTGCCGGAACATAAATTGCCGCACCATCCCCGCTTTGCGCGGAAGGCGCGGACCCACATAGCACCGGTTCAGTATCAGAACCCCATGTATCAGCAGAAAACACTTCGAGAGAATCGTATAAACGAGCAGCCCACAAAGGCAAAGGATAAAGCTCACGATCTGCAACAACAGAAGCACCAGCGCCTAAACCAGCATATCTACGAATAACTATAAACATCGGTATAGGCGACATAGGCAAACCAACGATAGGTATTTTCAGCTTTTGCATATTACGAAAGGTACTTGCGTATTCCGCAAGAGGACGAATCTGGCCATCAATCATTTCAATAGTGTGGGCAATCAAAACAACATGCCAACCAAGTTTTCGATGTTGAGTAAAGAACTGTATCCAGTCAAAATTCTTATCCCATTTACGAGAATTAAAAATAAGTTGAGCTTCATCCAAAATCAAAAGACCAGCACCCTCAGAATAACCGCCCTTATCCTTGTGAAGACCTACGGCCTCTTTACGAGGATTTATTTTCTGAATCGCAGTCAGGCTATTAACTCTATAAAATCTTGGATGCAAAGAAGATGCAATTTTATATCTTTTTTCGTTAGAAAAACGAGCTACAAAATTATGTCTTGCTATTTCATTTGCCCATCCATCAACAAGTGAAAAATTTGCAGCAACAACACCACCTTTTTTTAGATGCATGATGGCGCGAGCCACCGCAGCGGCAGATTTGCCGGAACCGGGAGTGCCTTGACATATCTCTATCATCTGCTTGTCCACCTCGTATATTCCTGATGTGTCATTCGCGCGTCTGGGATATATTCAGAATTTTGAGAAGCGCAGGAAACAATAAAAAAAAGGATTATGGGCATAAAGGCTAATTTCATCATGACAACAACTTAAACCATCGAGCTAATGGAGCCATAGTAAAATATATCATTATTGTCAGCATTGCACATCCTACCAAATTAGCCAGATATGACATAGGCAAAAGCCACGCAATTGCATTTAAAGCGTGCGACAAAAAAGTTGCATCTGGAGTACCTATGGAAACAACAGCATCAGAACAAGAGGCGATAAGAGAACCGCAAGGGTTCGCTGGAAACAAACCAACCACACGAGTTGCAGCAGGCCCTATCGCAGTTATCAAATAATTCAAAATATCAATTATTAGATTATAGGAACCATTAAAAACGAAAGGGACCAAAGCCAACAGAAACATTGATAACAGTTTGATTTGCATTACGATATCCCCCTAAAGAAATGAACAACATAGAACATTATACCAACAGTGATTAACATACCAAATAAATATCGACACAATTTTGCTACAGGTTCAAAAGGAGCCAAGTCTACATGCAATGTCTGATTTAAAGGTAGATGCAAATCAAAAACAGGTGCTTCGGGAGTCCCAACAAAAGCATTAAAATACCCACCTATTACAGATGGAACATTGAAAGGGTATGTGTTTGCCAAAGCATTTTTCAAGGGGTCAAGAGGGGCAAAATCGAGAGTTTTCTTTACAGCATCAGCAGGGATATCAGCAGCTTTATCAGCGTCCTCCTTTGCTTTAGCGGCGGCGGCAGCATCAGCAGCAGCCTGTGCAGATGCGGCACCGACTCCGGCAGCACCAGCAG